AAAATCACTACGAGGAAATGATAGTTCGTGGTATTTACAAACGACCAATTTTCCAATTGCATTTATTGAAGTATATGCAGTTACAACAGGATTGCCAGATAGTGCCAAAGGACCATCCTCAAATAACTCCGATAATGCTATAAAGTATACAAATACAACAATATCATTTGCTCGATTTGAGCATTTCTTCATAGCGATTGGTAAAAGTTAACCAATGGGGAGTAAGCGGCGAAGATGGACAATATCATAATTGGATAATTCCTTATTCTACCTGCTTTTTTGCTAAATCTGAATACCGAAATCCACGTGAAGCAGATTGGAATTTAATCACAGAATATGACCAATTAAAATTCAAAGTATGGTTCACGAATGATACTGTATTTAAGTATCCAAATATCAAATGTAGCGTATTTTCGTTTGGTGTTTCTGCTTAATTACCAATAGCTAAATAGACAACACCATCAAGAGTATAAGCTGCATGACTAGCATCAGCAACAAGAGTAAATCCTGTTGTGCTTTTATTAGTATGATAGAATACCTCATTACCTCCTAATGACGTTTTATGTTCTATAGATGGCCAAACGCCTGAACACTCATTATCAAAAGCAGTAGGAAATGTAATAGGATAAGTTGTTCCATCATACACGTATACGCTTTTCTTGTATCCCCATTGGCTAACATATTCCTAAGCAGACCCAACTTATTCCAGTCATATAATCATCTATTTGTACTTTGAAGGATGTTGACATTTTAGCAATTACAACACACGGATGATCTAGTGAATTATTAAAGTTAGTGTTATTAGATTCACCTACTGGAAGCGCCACATATTTACCATTACAAGGAAGTATCAATAAAACAGAAATAATTCTATTAATATCTTTTCCATCTGCTATATGTCCCCATTGGATGTATTGCAGTTAAGATTTGCCAAGAGCAATATAATAATGTTCAAACTTTGCAAATTCGATTTTGTCTAAGCTAAGACGGACAGCATTATCAAAGTTGCTAGAAGAACGCTCAGTTGCTGATTCTTGTATTGTACCAACTCCTACATATACCTCTGTAAAAGCTATTGGAAATTGTGTTGGCGAAGTATACCACACATCAAGACGACCTCTTTTAACTATTCCCCATTGGTTACGATAAGCCTATAGCGATATAATTATGTCCATAAAATCTAAATGCAATATCAGTTGATGTTAATTTTATTTCATCATCATAATTGTTGGTACTCGCCATGCCTGCCGAACCAAAAACCGAGCCAATCGCCTTAAATGGCGTACTAAATCTAATAGGTAATGTTGCTTTTGATTGATATTCTGATGTATTGTGAGAAGTTTGTCCCCATTGGTTACGCACGACCTATGTTTATCCAAAACCCATTGTTTATAGCTTTGGCAATATGATTGCCAACATAACCGCTGTGTAATTCAAATCCAGTAATGGTAATGTTATTTGCTCGAACACTAGCTTCATATAAGCGTTTAGGCTCATCTTTCATCATAGTTACAGTGCCAAATATTTCTATGTAAGAAATTATATAGGATACGGCCGCTTGACTTTCTTTGAATGTTCCCCATTGGCTATATCCCTACAAATATACAAGTTATTTCCTTATTTACATAATATGGACTCCAATCTCCGCTTAAACCAGCAAAATAACTTGCTTTATTTTTTATTTTAATCCATGGTGCATAGCTAGTAGGACCGTCATTGAAACAAGCAACACCCGCAATGAAATCTGTACTATATGCTATAGGAAAAGGCAACGGGTTATTCTGTGCAGTTTCTTTAGTTTTTACCCATTGGTTATGAACCTACTGTAATCCAATATAGGCCTGTACATCTGTCATCGACACAAGCTTTAAATGATGTAAGTGTTTTATCAATTCTACTAATGGCAGTACTTTTATCTAAATTACCATCGTATGTAGGATTCCCTAAATATTCTGGAACTACCATAGGAATGTATTTAGAACTATATGGTAATGATAAGCTAATAGCAAATTGACGGTATGTAGATAGATTATCTGTTTTATATCCCCATTGGCTAAAATCCAATAGCGCCCCAACGTATAGAGGTAACGTTATTTTGTGCAGACATATATGTGAAGCTGTTTGTTGTTATTTCTTTAACGGCGCTACTTGTCCAATTATCATTATCTAAGGTTGCCGGCGCTATGTTAGTGACTGCGACAAACGGAGGGAAAGTAAAAGGTATTATAAAGTTACTAGCTCCATCGTATATAGTCCTAGCAACTGTGATGTTTGACTTTCCCCATTGGCTAATTAGTACCCGATGGTAAAATAAGCAAATCCTTGTGCTGTACCGCTAGACTTACTTTCATCAGTAATTAATTTACACCCCGTGTTGGATTCATTTGTATAGTAGATTGTATAATTACCTCCTTCCACACTATTACGTTTTAATACGGGGAAAACGCCAAGGCATATACTAGCATATGCAGTAGTAAATATTACATCGTAATTGTATCCATCTCCAATTGAAACATTCTTCTTACTTCCCCATTGGATAGTGAATCCATTAGCAAATTTCACAAACCCATTCTCTTCAAGCCTTTGTGCTACAATACCGCCCATTCCAAGAAGATTTTTTATATCCTTCAATGTAGCAACTGGATTTTCTTGCCAGTTAGTCGCACCAAGGATTTTTGCAATCATAGCCGTAATTGCTGGATGAGACGAAATATCTGTGTTATGAGTGGATAATTGAGTCTTTAAATTTTGAAGTAACCCACCGTGTGCATTTGTATCATCATTATGTTGTTTAACTGCTTCTGTTAACTGCTCATGTGTTACCAACGCGCCCATGTTAACAGTTAGCGATACATTCCCCGTATTACTAAATACCATTCCGATGGTTAATTCTTGAGATACAACTACCGAACCACCTTCTGCCGGCATTCTATCCGGTTCAGGGTCTGTAAGGTATGCATACAATATTTCGCCTTTATCAGGATCTTGTGCAAATAGTCCAATTTCAGACATTCGGAAAGCTTCATGTATGCCAGTATTAGTTATAAAGGTATCAACGCTTACGATTTTACCTTCTTGTTTAACTACGAAATTAGTAGTCTCCCATTTAGAGGAGATTACATCAGTTAATGCCAATGGATTCGTTGCATTAACACCACTACCGACTTTGATTTTCGTGAATGTTAGTTTAGTCTTTCCTGCATTTACCTTTGCTTGTAAATCAGCACCGACATCAGTCATGGTTGCATTTGACCATTCTGCCATATATTCCTCCTATCTAACGCTATTATCTAGCGCTACATTAATTTTCGTTTTCTTTGATTCAACAGTGTAAGACGTTACATGGGTATTCAAATTAATGCGCCATGCATTCGTAAAATCACACTTGATATTCATCTTTTTAGATACACCGCACCACCCGGCGAAATACTTATTGAAGTTAATTCGTCGAATGAATTCAATACCATCTAACCAGGACCGTACATTCTTGGCCGTATTGATAGCACGCACAAGCTTAGCAATGTCCGATTCACCAGTTAATGGTGCCGTAATAAGTGTGACCTTGAAATAATAAGGCTTACCACCATATTCGAACCATTCTGCAATTTTCGAATCAGAATATACAGTCTGCACAGCCTTTTCGACTGCATATGGTGTACCTTTATGGCGGTGAATATCAATTGAATTCTTCACCAATTCACGCTTAGTTGCTATTGGTAATCCACTATCGTAATCATCTACATGTAATTGATACGCTAAATGATCAATGACACTCTCTGATTCAGTATCAATAGATGACCACAATAGCAGCGTATTCGTATTCATTAATTCGGCTAGCGTATCATCCCACGTTTTAGCAAGGGCTTTAATTGGCTCCCTATCGATTGAGGAGGGAAGATGTTCTGCGCTTGTATACTTACTATCACGTATCATTCTTCCTCGCTTCCTGCAAATACTAGGGCGATTGTATTGGCTACTGCCACACCGCTTTGTTCTGCAATCTGAGTAAATACAGGAGCAGTCACTTCAACGCGTTTAATACCAGATACATCCATAAGCATTTGCACCAATCGACTAGGCACTATATCACGGCCTAATTTAGATTTTTGCCAAATTACATAGTCATTGACGGCTTTATCTGCCTTAGCTTTTACCACTGTTGCATCGGCGCCCTTTTCAATATAATACTTAGCATCGATGTTATATTGCGTAGTAGTAGGAGCTAATACAGTTAGCTTATCTGTTAACGGTCTACGTTTCTTATCAGACAAATAATCCGTAATAGTCTTAAGTAATTCTTGCCCTGGAATACCACCGCCAGATAGTAATGGATAGATATTAACTTCCCCAGGATGTGGAGAAGATACACCTACATCGGCCACAAGGTGTGATGCTGATTTCGTGAAATACTCATAGGCACCTTCAGGACCTGCCACAGAGAATGATTCAGGAGCCTCATGAATACGTTCACGATAGGCTTCATCATCTTCTGTATCAGAACCACCTTCAGATAATGTGGTGTTACTCATCGTATCCACATACGCTATAGGGTCAATAATTGTACTTATCTCACCTGGTTTAAACCCATTACCTTGAGCGCCCGTGCGTTGTGCTTCTGCTTTTATGGATCCATTGAGTTGACCTGGTAGAATTACCAAATCTTCAACAGTAGCAAAATATTCGCCACTTTCTGTAGATATTCTTGTACCTTTTGGAATAATGACAGAATTTGTACGCACTGCTGACAATGTAGCTTGGATAGTCGTAGTCGCTTTTGTTGCCTGTAGTCGCTCAACGGCAGCAGGAACCGCTCCAACGTGGTCCAAGTTATCACCTTCTGCATAGGCTAATAGATTTTGTTTAGCTGCATAATTTGCATCGTTTAATAATCGGATAATAATTTCCGAAATTACATTTAAAAATAAAGTAACAGGGTCGCCCTCTCCCAAGGTTCGCCCTGTTATTGTTGTGTAAATATCAAATACCTTCTGTTGAACGTGTTCTTTATCGGTGTTAAAAAACTCAACATTAGGTAAATCAGATAATCTCATACAGTCACCATCACTTTCGGAATCAACGCACCATTTTGTGTGGCGGTAAATGATATATCACTAATTTTGGCACGTGGTTCGTACCGTTTAATTTGTTGGAATATGTCATTAGATAGATGCGCTTGTGCTTGATGAATAGGCATATCAATAATGCGACCATCAATACCAAACTCCCTATCTAGTGGCACACTACCACGAACAGTAGAAATAATCGTTTGCACATTCTGCAAAATCTCAGCGACCTCACTTTCAGGTGCTAGCGATATCCTATTGTCCGTAACTGGTTTAATTTCATATGTTGCTGACATGGCTAGAACCTCCTCAATATCGTATTAACTTTATTGAACTTCTGACCATATTGGTTTAGCATGGACTTTTCTTCTACAGTGTTCTTATCTGGGTATTCCTCAAGAGTTAGTGATACTTCAATAGATTGTGTTTTACCATAGGCATCCGTAAATAGACTATCTTCACTCATAGACATGATTACAAAGTAATTTTGACTAACAGGCTTACCACCGATAATAAACGGCAATACAGCTCCTGTATCGCGATAATTTCGTAACTTCTTAACAGTACTATCTGGAGATTGTCCAAGCGATGTAGAAATAAGAATTTTACATGTTATTTGTTCTACGTCAGGCCCACTAAATTGTTTAACCGGCTTTTCTAGCATCAAATTGTGCTTTTCCCATCTAGCACTACCTGAACGCGTTACATCCGATACAGTTAGAACATTGTCTAATGCGGTATAAAATACTATATCCGCTAAATAACCGATATACATATATACCTCCTATACTGGTCCTGATGTTGTAGAACCACCAGACTCCACACCACCATGCACATGATGAACTAAGGAAATACCATTGACCACCACATCGCCATCACTTGAATTGATAGATAGCGTTCCACCAATATTAAGAATCATATCTCCAGGAACAGTGAGCACACGTTTACCATTATCCGCACCATCTGGAGTTGGATCCGCACTACTAAAGAATGTGCCAATAATGAATCCATCAGAAAAACCACGACCGGACCGATTAGGTAACATAATACACAATACCTGGTCATCAATAGCCGGCATCCAATAGTCCTTATCATGTGCTGCACCTCGATTAATGACAGATAGTGGCGCCGTAACAACACCTTCTCTATCAAGGCGCGTAACAACGGCTTTACCTTCTTCAGGAATTGTACTTGAAACATTTCCAATGAATATCATATCTGCTAATGCAGATAATATATCAGTAGCCATTTAAACACCTCCTTACATCAATCGACGTTGAATAATTGGCCCCTAATGTATGCGTTGCTTTCGTAATTAAATAATTACCATCGAATACCCCAAATCCTTCGAGTTTAACCGTAACCGATGCCATAATAAGAGGATTACCAGGGAAACTAAAAGACATTGTATCGGCTTCCTTGTTGGCTTCTCTTAGCTTCTTTTTAGCCAATCTCTTTGCTTCCGCTTTGTCTTTTACCTGCTCATTGACCTCTAATACAGCAAGGTACGTATGGCCCTTACGGTCAGGATCTTCAAACGTATCCTCAATCACAGTTTTCTTATCCTTATTGGTGTATTTCACATGACATGCACGATATACCTCACGAGTTTTACTTTTATATGAATAAGATAACGCCCTAGTAATAATCAAAGGCGGTTGTTCACCTTCTTTAGTCTTTACAGGTTGATACTGGCCACCTGGTCTACGAATTATAACTTTAGGCTTCACATTTTCGTATTTGTAATCATCGAATATAATCAACTGTTCAGTGGATACTTTAAGAGAAAACCCCGCATCATTGCATAGTTTCTGCAAGAATGCGAGGTCTGATTCAGCACTTTGAGAGGCATCTTTTAACGGTGGGTCAAAATCAGCATCCCATACTAGCTTTAACTTATTATCTTTTGCCTTTTCGGTAGCAATCGCTTTCAGCGTTGTGGCTTTCCACGATTTGTCTTTCTTTTTCTCCCGTAAGTCAGTACTACCGATAATAGCGACACCTTTGATTTTGACTACATCCGGGAGGCTACTGCCCTCGAATTCATCAATTTCAAACTTACCAATTGGTAACGTAAATTGTTCATCCCCTAATTTCTCCCACGCTACGGTATTAATTGCCACTTCTAATAATGATCCTTTCACAGGATACCAATCGCCAACCCATAGACGGCCCATATCTTCTAACGAAATAGCCACGTCATCTACAGTTCCTGAAATGTTATCTGTAAAAGTTACATCAAGAAGGTACTTACTAATATCGTCGGTGATGTCCTTTGACTCCTTACTCCCCCAATGTTGGTACCCAATCGTACACCATGCCCGCCGTGCTAATTTCGTTTGTGGCGTTAAGTCTTTCTTCCATTTTTGGACCTTAGCTAGGCTCTTTTGTAAGCTCATATACTATCGCCTCCATGGTGGTAAGAATTCAGGTAAGGAATCAGCAGGGACATCTGGGCATGTCAACACAACACCAGCGGAAAATATCGCCGTATTACGGTGCTTTTGATTGGATTCTAACAATAAATTGATATATCGTTCGTTTCCATACACCTTATAGGCGATTAAATCCCACATATCCCCTTGTATTGTTGTATAACTAGTCATAACTCAACCTCCGTTGTCCGGCGGTATAACTACGCATCATTTGTTCAAATTCACGCATTTTAGCATCCAACGCTGACATAATATCATCAGTTGAACCATTACCTGCATTTATAACTGGTGCGAATGTAATTTGTACAGGCGCTCCACTATTACTAGATGAGGCTGTTATAGGCACACTAGGTGCTAATGATACTGTAGGTGCAACAGCAGACTGCGCACCACTCACACCTAACATCCGGCCAGCCGTCTGCCATAGATTCATCGCATTAGCACTACCATCAATAGGGACAATTACTTCAGGATATCCAGCTTCACCAATCAATGCAACTTCCGGAGATGTAATAACACCACCATTAGCATATGCATTACCACCTGCAGCTTGAACACCAACTGTAAAACCGCCACTAAATTGAGCCTTAATGCTATCCCATGCACCAGCGATTGCATTAGATACAGCACTAGGAATTTGCTTAATCCAATCCAATACTGCGTTATAAGCATCACTTGCCCATTGTCCTGCGGCAGCTACGAAACCGGCTCCCGCATCAGCACATGCACTCGGTAAATTCATGATGAAGTTAATAACATCATTTACCAAGCTACTAATCCATGATGTAGCCGTAGCATATGCCTCAGAGGCAAACGAAATAACCGCCGCTACGAATTCAGCACCCAAAGTGATCATGTACATAGGCAAGTTAATTAAGAAGTTGTAAATATCATCAACCATGGCACTAAATGTAGTGACTGCGAAGTTATAGCATTCTGTAGCGAATGATACAACGGCAGATATAACAGCAGTACCAACTTGTACCGCAATCTCTGGCAATCGTAAAATAATGCCTATAATGAACCCTACGGCCATACCAATATATGTTGGTAAGTTTAACCATAGGTTTACGTAAGCAATTATTGCCGCTTTCAATGCATTAAATACGCTAAGGCCTAATGATAAGAACCCATTAATTACAGCCATAATACCGGATATAATTGCGCTCCATGCCGAACTTAAAGCAGAACACACGCTATCCCATATTGAACTCAATCCAGAACACACGCTATCCCAAACAGATGTTAATGTAGCACAAATAGTATCCCAGTTTGTTACTAATAGGTATATCACTGCAATAATCGCCATAATAGCAATTACCCATGGTCCACCTATTAGTGCACCCGCTGCTTTAAACGCACCCATTGCCGTTTCTACACCTTTAAATGCCGTGGTAATTGTAGTAATGCCTGATGCCAACTTAGTAGCCGTACCATACAGTAAGGCCAATTTCAAGCCGTTAGTGACTACAGCGGCAATAGCTTCCTTGTTATCTTTCATGAACGTTACAACAGCTTGTAATACCGGTATCAGCGCCGGTAATATTTGTTGAGCAATAGGGATAAATGCTTGCGCCAACCCTAATGCAACTTGCGTAGC